GCTTGCTGCGCTGAATATCCCTCGCCTATTAGCTTGCGGATGTTCATGCTGATTACCTCTTGACTGTCTCCTTGGAATAGTGGCATGCTATGCTGTGATTAGTTCGGTAAAGATACGGCTTTCGTGCTGTGCGTTAAGGCTGTGGCCATTGGTAACAATTTGATTGTATTGCCGTGGGTAGATAACGAGGTTGTGCAGCTTTCCAGTTGCGAATACTTTGCACGTATAGGCATTGTTCTTATCGCGGTCTTCGGTTGGTAGTATAACGCCGAATTTATACTCGGGTTCATCGGTTGGCAGTATTAGCTTGTTAACCTCTGCAAAACCTTTCAAATCCTTTTCAGTGAATGCCACGGCTATATCGTACTCCAATCCGGGATGCGTAAGGTAGCCGAAATAATGCGGCTTGCCGTTAACCTCTGAATCAATGAATACTCCGGCTCTTAATCTTCGTGTCATAGGTTGTATGTATCAATGCGTTTCTTAACCATCTCGATGAATCGCTCCATCATTGCCGCGTAGAAGCTGTTGAAGTCCTTATGCCCTTCGGGTGCATGTTCGAATAGCACGTAAAGTGTTGATCGTAACCGCTGGCTCGGTGTTTTGCTTCCAAGCTCGGCGGCATCGAGCTTTAGGTTATTGAGTAGCTGTTCATCATTGTAGTTGAATTGCTCGCCTTTGAATGCCATCACACCCACGCCACCCATCCACTGGTTGAAGAGTGCGCTCGTTTGCTCTGGCGTTAGCTCCTGCGTTCCGATTGTTACCTTTATCGTCTTATCGCGGCGCGTTGCTACCGATTCAATGGCACATGGTATGGTTAATAGGTCAGCAGCCATACTCAGGAATATTTTGCTTAGGTTCGTTCTTGGGGTTTGTCTTTAACCCATCCATGTAATCGTACACCATCCGGCGAATCGTTGACTTATGCGATTCGGGAACGCGAAAGGTAATGTTAACCGTTGGCTCGCCATATAGCGGCTTTGCTCCAGCCCCCTCGCGATAGCCCCCTCGCCCTGTCTTTATGTTTTCACTTTCCATTCAATTAAGCATTACATGCCTGCAAAGATAAGTATTTATTTGATTGTGTGATGCATTTCGATGCCTTTTTTTTTCAAAAGCATTAGCCAACCATAGCAGCGTTTCAGGTATGCCTTGCGCACGAATGAGCCATTCGGTGAATGTTTCAAGTGCGCTGCGTAGCTTCGATGCGTTCGCGTTGTGCTGTGGTATGTTACGCATCCATCGGTTATCGTTGCCTCGCTCGGTTCGTAGTTATTCATGCGCTCGATTAGTTGCTCTTCGATTGTCATTAGAAAGGGCTTATATCAAAACTTTCATTCGGCTGCATTGCTTTCGGCTCGACCTCAATTGGAAGGTAGGTGCTGCCACCACTCGAGCCGGTATCGTGAAAGCTCGTGAGGGTGCTGTTATGCTTAAAGCGTACCTCGCCGGTTGAGCCTTGCCGATGCTTCTCGAATAGATAAAAGACATCGGAGCTATAAGGGTTGCCAGCTTCATCGTTTAATCCGTAGTATTCAGGTCGATAGACGAACATAACAGTGTCGGCATCTTGTTCAATGCTGCCCGATTCGCGAAGGTCTGAGAGTATCGGTCTTTTATCGGCACGTTGCTCGACTTGCCTGCTTAGCTGAGCAAGTGCGATTATTGGAATGTTTAACTCTTTTTGTGCTGCTTTCAACGTGCGGCTTATCTCTGCAACCTCAGCCTCGCGATTACCGCCTCTGAAGCCCTCGATTGTCATCAACTGAAGGTAGTCAATGATTGCCCATTTGCAATTGTTCTTACGTGCCTCGCGACGCATTATGCGTATTGCCTCATGCACTCCACATCGAGGCTTATCGTAGATTGTGATGTGTAACTTCTCAACTAATCCGATTGTGGTTTCAAATGCGTGTAGCTCGGGCTGCGATAGGTTACCATCGCGCAGGCGTGCGCTGTTAATCGCATCGTTCGCATGCTGAAGTATGAGCCGCTGGCAGAGCTGGCTTTGATTCATTTCGAGGTTGAAGTAGATGCCCGGCTCGTTGAACTGGCAGGCGTGGTATAGTGCGAGGGCAGTCTTACCCATAGATGGCCTGCCTGCTAAGATTATAAGCTCGGGATGAAAGCCCCCAGTGAATCGGTTAAGTGCTGCGATGCCGGTATTGAGCCCGCTTGTCTTACCGCTTTGATGCAATGCAGCGCGGCGGTAGTATGCTTGCCGCTCTTCGTGGGTGAGTTGAAGGGTAGTGATTATGTTATCGGTAGGGCTGCCATTCTCGATCAGGGTGTTGAGGCGCTTAATGATGTTTACGGCTGTTTCACCGCCGCTCTTTAACTTACCTAATCCGAGTGCCTCTTCGGTTAGTATGTGGTTTATATTGCGCTTAATGTGTTCATCCCTTAGGATAGCGATGTACTCATTGATCGGCTCTGAGTAACTCAGCTCATTGCCCCACTGGGTTACGCTGGCAATCTCATTAGCCGTGAGTGTTTTTTCAGTCAATGCGTATTTACCGAAGGTAACGAATGTCGGCTGCTTGCCGTCCTTCATTATGGCGTTTATGACCTTAAATGCTTTGAGTGCTGTATCGTCTGAGAAGTGTTCATCGATAAGCTGCGGCGCGATTTCCTTGTAGTTATCATCGCCGTTAAGGCAAAGAAACATGAGGGCTTGTTCGATTTTAGGCACGTAGTGCTTTGGTATTGATTTCATGCGGTAAAGTGTGGGCGGTGGTTAGCCGCCCGTTTTTTTATAAGCTATCACAAAAATTAACAAATTCACTTTCAGGCAAACGCTCCATTAAAATATCAAGGGCAACATCCATAACTATTGAAGCTGCATTTGAAAAATCGTTTGCTAATTTCTTAACCTCAACAATTAAATCGTTAGTTGATAAGGTTTCCATTTTTGCTGTTGCTATTGCTTTGAATTGTTCAGTTGTCATTGTGTAAGTGTTTGATTGTTTAACAGCACAAATATAAAACCTTATTTTGAATTTGCAACACTTTATCGAAAATAAATTAAAATATTTTATTCCATCTTAACGCCCATCGAGGCGCGTGTCTTTGTTGGTGCTGCGTTCGCTGGTTGTTTAGAGTTGTTTTTATTAAGTTCATATAAGCCAGTCCATCCGTTTGCGATAGCCAACTCAAGTCCTTCGATTACCTCTTCTTTTGTTTTATAGATTTTGCGCATTTGCTTTATCAATAATTGAATCGCGTTATCTGTTGGGTATTTCTTACGTGCGATACGTTCGGATAAAAATTGGATAAATAAGCTGTTTATTTTTTCATCAGCGAAATGCTCCTTTTTTATTTCATCAACACTCTTATAAATTTTATTTGTATTCACACTATCATTTACACTATCACTTACACTTACACTATCACTATCAGGTTTTTTGGGTTTTGAAATAACCCGCTGGGTTTTTTGGGTTTCATTTTTACCTAATTGGTTTTTAGTTGGTCTGCCTCCTTTAGCGCCGTTTTCACGCGACCTTTCGGCTCGTTGCTCATACTTTACTCCATCCCTATCCAAGCTCGATTTAATGAAACCAAATGCAATAAATAAAGGGTTATTTGTTTCAGGTGTCTTGCCGCTGGTTTGATATTCAAATATCATTCGCATTAATTTACCGAGCTGTTCATCTGTTAAATGCTGAAGAGTGTCGTAAATATCGCTGTATAGTATAAATGATTTTCTCATAAAAAAAATGCCCTTTGATGGCTGCGGTAGTAGCGGCTCGGTTTTACCCTTGCCTCGCAGCCCCCAAAGGGCTTCAAGATTTTTGACACATCATTCAGGCTACTACCTCTGAATGCTCAAATATACAAAATTTATCTCAAATACTCTTCAATTAATTCAATGCATTCCATTAACCCAATACCGAACACGGCCTTATATCCTACCATGTTGAGATGTTTCAGCATTGCGTGTTGCTCTTCGAGGTGCTGATCGGCGTATAGCGTACCATCCTTGCGTTGCGTTCGTTCGCCCTCCTTTTTTATTTCGATGTATAGCCCGGCATAACCGTTCGATGGCTGGCAGATGAAAAGGTCAGGGTAGCCGCGATGCGGGTTGAGCCCCTTGTGCGATTTAGCTTGCCCGATGCTCATCTTCACGCCAGCGCTGAAGTCGAAGCGCCATAGTACTTTAGGGTGCTTTAGCTTCATGAACTTCGCGATTGCAAAGTAGATATCTGATTCTTTAGCCTTTCTCATCGCAAATAAACTTTATCAATCATTCGTACCAGCTCGACCTTGTTAAGCCTTTCAGCGTCATCGTAAAGGTCAATAACGATGCAGCGATTGTTCTCATAATCGTTATAAAACTTCCGGTATTTATAGTTCGACTCATAATAATCGAAACCGCAAGCCATGAGATACGAAGCTACGTTCTTATAGTTGTGATCGATGAACTCGCTCAGGTTGCCTAAGTCAGGTGCCGCGCTCATAATTGCTCGAAGTATTTAGAGATTAACTGCTTCGCGTTCTCAATTTCAAGCGCATTGTGCCGGTATAGGTATAGGTCGCTGAACTTGCCTGACTGCTTGACCTTTGGCGGTATGCCGATGTAGTAAAAGTTGGAAGGGTTAAAGCCCATCAGCATCGAGTACCATACCGCCTGTACGTGGTTGAGGTGCCGTATCATATCCTCGGCGAATGCCTGCATCGTTGGTGCGCTTGTTGTCTTAACATCGGCAATGATACCCTCGCTTATCCAGCATAAGTCCATCATGCCCTTCGCCTCGCGTTGGGTTCCATCGACCTCAACGCTTCCGAGCTTGATGTATTCATGCTCTGATTCATTAAATAGTCGAGCAAGCATCGGCAATTCGTTAATCGCTGTGTAAACATTGCGCACAGGTTCAGGCATCTTAATGAATGGCTGTTCCAGTAGGTCAAAGTGAAACGCAGCACCGGCATCGAGCGCGGCTTGTGCGTAGCTTATATCGCCTGTATAGTGGCGTTTGATACGGCTCGCGCTCGTTGCTGGGTGCTTAATGTATTGTTCGCGTGTCATAAACAAAGGCATAATATTCTTTTCCTAATTGCAGAGAATCGAGTGCGCCCTCATTGAATGCTTCAGTAATTTGCTGTACTTCCATCGCTTTTGCTTGCTCGAATGCATCGGTTATTGCTTCGCTGAAATTTACATTTGCTTCGTCATTTTCATGGTACTCAATGAATATCTTGATGACACGATCGTAGAAATAGTCTGTTGCTGTTTTCTTTTTCATTGCTTTGATTCTTTAGGTTCCTTAGATTCTTTGAATTGTTCGATTTGTTCAAGTGATATGAATATTTGCAGCTCATGGCAGTACCTTGTGAAGAGTAAAGGCTGGCCGTGCTCAACGATAAACTCACGCGGTATATTCCATGTCGAGAACTCATCAATGATGCGCACAGTATCGAATCGCGTTGCCTCTGTGATTAGCTTATGATTGAGTCCATAGGCATTGCGCTTAATTAGTAAGTGCTTCATCCGGCTTCGCTTAACGATTAATGTGCGCGTGCTCATGTTAATGTCACCAATATACCTATCGGTTGTGCTGTTGGCTAACTTAATCGACACCGTGAGCTTATCGTTATTGCGGTTTACGATAATCCTATTGCCGCAAGTGTCCTCCACGTAGGCTGAGTTTTCGTTGATTTTCATCGTATTACTTGTGTTTTAGATTCGTAAAGTTCAATGCCATCGATGCTATCCACGCCGAGCTCCTTCATTGCTTTAGGCAGCCCGGTCAATAGGTCTTCAGCGGTTAGGTTGCCAAATGCAAATTGAACAGATAGCACCTTCAACCAGTCCACCTCACCAATGGTGCGCGCCTTAATCGTGGTTCGCACGTTCTTAGTGTGGTTAGTCTCAACGCTGGTAGTGTATAGGTTATCCGTAAACGATGCCATAATATCGTTAATCGATTGCGCTTGTCGCATTGCTGCCTCTGCTTCCTCTCTCAATCGTGCTTCAGCCGCAGCGCGTTCAACTGCCAGCTTCTCATGGTAATCCACCATGCGCTGCTTCGCTGATTCAATAAACTCGTTAAGCGGTGCGATGCTATCCTTTTCGAGCTTCATCAGTTCCTTCTTGAAAGCATCGAGCGGCGTTGTTACTTCCTTACGTGCTGCTTCGATTGCCTTAACTGCATCGTTTACCTCCTTAACGCATGCTGTCATCGCGTTGTATTCACTCACGTTGTTAATGAGTATGCCTTTGTTCGCAGCGATTAGAGATTGCGCGTTTAATGTTTTAGGCGAATTAATCGCGATGTATATTTTCTCGATTGGTATTTGTACCTTTGTCAAAGTGTTCATGTTTGTTTCTATTAGTGTAAGAGGGGCGGCGCTTTACCGCCCCTTATTTATTT